GCCCGTCTCCACACTTAGAAGGTTTAGGCTATGGAGAAAAAATAGACTCGTATGACGTCGTAATCAGACTAAATCAAAAATTTGCAATACCAGAATCCAAGTATAAAGATTATGGATCTAAAACAGATATTATGTTCGGTAGCTTTAACCACTTAAATCAAGGAGAGTGCGACGAAAATAAAGACTATATTAAGGGTTTAAAATTATTAGTATGCCCGATGCTTTCAATGTGGGATTTACATAAGCAAAATAGCTGGTTTGATTCAACTGAAGTTCCTTATCATAATGTTTGTGACGGTCATTTATTTAAAATATTTAAAGAAGTAGGCACAACTTGCAATACTGGTTTTACTGCTGTAATAATTTTATTAAATTATGACATAAAAGAACTTTTTGTTACTGGTATGACTTTTTTCGATATGAATAAATGGGGCAATGTATACTTTGATGAATACTATGATTCTATTAAAAAAGCAACTGGTAGTACTTATGGAGCGTGGAATTCAGAAAGGCATGTTGATGGTCTTGCATCTCGCTCCGACCTACACGCTCAACAGCCTCAGATAGATTATTTTAAAAAAATTGTCGATAAATATTATCCGAATTTATTATCATTAGACGATTATTTGACAGAAAATTTTATAGATGAATAAGAGAAAAAAAATAGTAGCAATGATACCAGCTAGACTTGGTAGCAAGCGAATACCAAAAAAGAATTTAAGAATGCTAAATGGCAAGCCTTTGATATGTTATGCTATCGAAGCCGCCATTGAAGCAGACTGCTTTGATGAAATATATATAAATTCAGAGTGCGAAATATTTGACGAAATCGCCGAATCATATAAAATAAAATACTATAGGCGAGCAGATGAGCTATCTACAGACAGCTCCACTAACGATGATTTTGTATTTGATTTTTTAAATCATAAATGTAGAAATATGGTAGGTTATAGCGGTATTAACATAATACAAATATTGCCTACATCTCCATTTTTAAGCTCTAATGAAATTAAAGAATTTGTTAATCAATTCGAGGCTGACAAAAATACTACCTTAGTGTCGGTTTCATCAAACAAAATTGAATGCTTGTTTGAAAATCAGCCAATAAATTTTGATAGGCTAAAGCACACCCCGCCGTCCCAGCTACTAAAGCCAATACTATCTTACGCTTGCGCGTTAATGGGATGGGATGTTTTAAATTACATAAAAAATATGGAACTACATGATTGTGGATATCATGGCGGCAATTTAGAGGACAGCGAAACACGTATAGGAACATACACTCTTAAAGGTTTATCGTGTATCGACATTGACAACGAATCTGATTTTCAATTAGCTGAGGCCATCATGAGAAGTGGCTATAAAACAAAACAATTTTCTCCAGAGTATTACAGCTCTCAATCTAAAGAGCGTATTGAGGACGATGTTCCTAGTATACTAGTTAAAGATGGCGTCCCTAATAATGATTTACACGATTGCAATAAAGGTGTCGTAAATATTAACGATATTTTTGATAGTAAAAAAGAATTTCAATCGTGGAGTAAGCGAGTTATTAATACTGATAGTAATAGTGCTACATTAATACAACAACAACCTGGAGAGGGCAATAGAAGGCACTACCACGCTGATTGGAATGAGTGGTGGTACATTGTTGATGGACAGTGGGAATGGGAAGTAGATGGCAATACTAAAAACGTATCGAAAGGTGATATAGTGTTAATAGAAAAAAACAAAAAACACAAAATTACTGCCATAGGAGATAAGCCCGCCATTCGTTTAGCTGTTAGCAGAGAGGATGTGGCTCACATTTACGCTAATGAAGATTGATTTATCTGATAAACATATCTTAGTAACTGGCGGAACAAAAGGTATAGGCAAAGCAATTGTCAATAAATTTTTGAGTGTTGGTGCTAAAGTTACAGCCACAGGCACAAAGAATCAAGAAATAAAAAAATTAAATAAATTTAATAAAAATACCAACCTACACTATTTAAATTTAGATTTTTTAGACGACAACAGTATTGATAGATTTAAAACCGAATGCGATAAATTAGGAGGCGTTGATATACTTGTAAATAATGCGGGCATAAATATAGTTTCTAATTTTTTAGAAACAAACGACGATCAATACGAATGCATTAACAAAGTCAATGTAAGAGGCCCATATAAACTGTGCAAATATGTACTACCCTACATGCAAAACAAAAAAGAAGGAAGAATTATAAATATATCTTCAATATGGAGCGTAGTCAGCAGAGAAAGCAGATCTATTTATTCTACCACCAAAAGTGCAATATTAGGGATGACAAAAACTTTAGCCTTGGAATTTGCTTCTAGTAATATTTTAATAAATGCTGTAAGTCCAGGATTTACATTGACTGAATTAACAAAGAAAACAAATACCTTTGAAGAACTGAAACAGATAGAAAAAGAAATACCTTTAAAAAAAATAGCTAAACCAGAAGAAATTGCTAATTTAGTCGTTTTTTTATCTTCAGAGGCAAACGGATATATAACTGGACAAAACATTGTAATTGATGGTGGATACACAATTAAATAATATGAAAGTAAAATCAAGTGTTAGAAATTATGAAGTAATATTCGCAGAGGATATTAACAAACAATTTTGTGAAGAATTGAAAAAAGATGATTTTATTATTATAGATAAGTCGGTAAAAAAAAATTTTGGAAAATCATTATTGAAGAATGTAACTCCCGACAAGCTGCTCGTTATAGAGGCAAGCGAACATCAAAAAAGTTACCAAGAATTAGAAAAGATTTTTGATAAATTAATCAGTTTAGGATTTAAAAAAAATCACAGAATCATATCAATTGGAGGAGGTGTAACGCAAGATTGCGTGGCTTTTATATCTTCAATACTGTACAGAGGAGTTGATTGGATTTTTTTACCAACAACTTTGCTAGCTCAAGGAGATAGCTGCATAGGTAGCAAAACTTCTGTAAATTTTGGTAAATATAAAAACCTTGTAGGCGGTTTCTACCCCCCTAGTAAAGTGTTAGTCGGTTCTATTTTTCTCGAGTCCTTAGAAGATAAAGATATGAAATCGGGACTTGGAGAAATGCTTCATTATTTTATAGTATCTGGCGAAAAAGACTTTAATTTTTTTAAGAATAATTATGAGAAAGCGCTGACTGATAAAAACGTTCTTCAACAAATCATTAACAAAAGCCTAGAAATAAAAAAAAGATATATACAAATCGATGAGTTTGATAAAAATGAACGCCAAGTATTTAATTACGGACACTCATTTGGTCACGCCATAGAATCATTAAAAAATTATGAAATTCCACATGGTATCGCTGTCAGCTTTGGGATGGACATATCTAATTACATTTCTAGTAAAATGGGATTGATCGACAAGTCTGTTAGAGACGACATTAGGAAAGTGTTACAAAAAATATGGTCAGGATATTGCATAAAAGATATAGAGACGGAAGCTTTTATAAACGCCCTATCTAAAGACAAGAAAAACGTTGGCGATAAACTTGGTTTGATACTAAATGAGGGATATGGATCAATAAAAAAACATTTGATTTATCCAGACAATGAATTTATTATATGGCTGGAAGATTACTTTAAAAATGAGCTTGTTTAACATAAAAATAGATTTTAAAAAAAGCAGAGGCAGTTTTATTTTTGACAAAAATACTAAGAAAAAATACTTAGATTTTTTAGGAATGTACTCCTCTTTACCTTTGGGATATAATCACAAAATTTTCAATTCTTGTAAATTTAAAAAAGAAATCAAAGAATCTTCTTCAGTAAAGCTGGTAAACTGCGAAATCGATTCAGATGAATACCAAGATTTTTTTAAAGAATTTAAAAGATTTACGTCATGTAATTTATATAAAAATTATTTTTTTACTTGCACTGGCTCTTTAGCAAACGAAGCCGCGATTAAAACTGCCATGTGGCATAAAGGCACGAAAAAAGACGGATACGTACTATCAATCAAAAACAGTTTTCACGGAATAAATTCTTTTGGTAACATTATAACTACAAGATTTCATCAAATCAAAAATAGACAAGGCAATGTTTTTGGGGAGGACCAGTGGAGACAAGCTGATAATCTAGAAGAAGCTATAGATATTGTTAGCAGCAAGCACAGAAATTTACAAGGCGTTATAATAGAACCAATACAATCTACGTATGGAGACAAATACCTAAATAAATTAAAACTTAAAAAATTAAGAAAAGTTTGCGACGAGTTTGATATACCTTTAATTTTTGACGAAGTTCAAACTGGGTTTGGCGCTTCTGGCACTAAGTGGTTATTTGAAAAAATTGGTATTGAACCAGATATAGTTGTATTTGGCAAAAAATCTCAAGTATCTGGTATTATGGTAAAAGAAAAATTTTCCAAAGTTTTTGAAATACCCAAAAGACTTTCGGTGACTTTCGATGGCGATCTTATTGATATGATAAGATGCAAATATATCATACAAGCAATAGAAAAGTACAACTTACTCCAAAATGCAGAAGATATGGGTAAAAAAATCGTCGATGAACTTAAAAAAATTAAAGGATTAAAAAATGTTAGAGGCACTGGTTTGCTAATAGCTTTTGATTTAGAAAGCACAAAAGAAAGAGATTTGTTCTATAAAAACGCACGCTCTTTAGGCCTATTATGCAATCCTACCACATTAAGAACTATTAGGATAAGACCGAATTTGGCAGTCACAGAAAAAGAAGTAAATGTTTTTTTAGAAATAGTGAAAAAAAACTTGAATTTTATAAAAAAAAGTTCATTATAGTGGCATGAGACATATTGATTTTGAAAACCTTGAAAGTAAGTTTGATAACGCTACAGACACTAAAGAATACAAAAAGTTAGTTAAAGATTTTCACGCAAGTGATGATATTTATGTTGTAGCAAATGGTGGTCTTTGGGCGGTTGCGAATCACGCTGCAGATGACTGTACTAGACTTTTTGCAAAAGCTGGAGTCGCTAAATCTGTTAACGCGATGGAAAGTCAATGTTTGATGACTAGTATCGCTAATGATTACGGCTATAACAATATGTTTTTAAGATGGCTTGAGTTGGCCAAACAATCTGGCAAGATGAGTAAAAATGCGATGGTTATTGGCCTGTCTTGCTCTGGTGGTTCTAAAAACGTAACAAGCTGTTGTCACTGGGCTTTAGAAAATGGTTACAGATCAGCTATGATATCTGGCCAAGATAGAGGCATTTTAGATGATTCTATCAACCAGTTGGTTTTAGACTGCAAATACTTTCACACTGTAGAGGTATTAAGCCTCATACTATTTTATGATGTAATTCATGCTTGTGGCGCTGAGTGTCCTACAATTAAAGATGAAGTTGTGAGAAAAAACATATCACAACCACTAAGCAGAAATCCAAATGAGTAAAATTTTAGTAACTGGTGGATCTAGTATGGTCGGTCAGCATCTTAAAAAATATTTAAAAGATGCGACATATATTTCTAGCAAAGAATGCGACCTCACAGACCAACAAGCAACTAGAGATTTTTTTTGGAAATTCAAACCTGATATCGTAATTCATTTAGCTGCCAAAGTTGGTGGTATAATGGATAATATTAACAATGCAGTAGATTTTTTTGAACAAAATGTTTTCATCAATACAAATGTTGTCAGAGAGTCTTTTAGAAGTGGTTGTAATAAAATTATAGCTACTCTAAGCACTTGCATATATCCAGATTTAAGAACTGACCTTGAGTATCCTTTAATAGAAGCTCATTTACACCAAGGCCCTCCTACAGACAGCAATTTTACTTATGGTTACGCTAAAAGATCCATGCAAGTTCACATGGACGCTTACAATAAAAAACACGGGACTTGCTATAGCTCCATAACGCCATGTAATTTATATTCAGAATACGATCATTTTGAGGGAGACAAAGCTCATTTTGTTGCTTCAATTTTGCAAAAAGTAAAAAATTATCAAGATGGCAAAACCAAGGAAGTCTCTTTGTTTGGCGACGGGACTCCATTAAGGCAGTTTATGTATGCTGATGATTTAGCAAAAGCAATTAACATTTTAGTAGACGCAGAAAAACCTTTTAATTATAACTTATGCAATGATGAAAATTTAAGCATAAGAGAAATAGCTGACACTGTTAAAAAAAGTTTAGACATTAATTTTCCAATTTACTGGAACACAAAGAAACCCAATGGTCAATACAGAAAAGATGCTTCATCTCGCAAATTTTTATCTGTGCATCCAGATTTTGAATTTACATCTTTAGAAGATGGAATAAAATTAACTTACGAAAAAAAATTTAATATATGAAAAAAGTAATAGTAACAGGAGTAACGGGTCAAGTAGGAAGCTATATGGTTGAATACTTGTTAAAAAATACAGATTTTAAAATCTTTGGTGCGATTCGGAGATTGAGCGTTCCTAATCACAAAAACATAAAACACATTGATGACCCTAGATTTGAACTTATTGATTTAGATCTTACTGATGAGTTTAGCACATTTTCTGTTATACAGGAAATACAACCCGATTATTTCATCAATTTAGCTGCAAATTCTTATGTTGGCGATAGTTGGAAAATGCCCTTACATCATTTTGATACAAATACTCTTGGTGTCATGCGCCAATTAGAATCTATAAGAAAGATTTGTCCAAAATGCAGATATTATAATGCAGGTTCTTCTGAGGAGTTCGGAGACGTAGCTTATACGCCACAAGATGCCAAGCATCCGCTAAGACCTAGAAGTCCGTATGGAGCTTCTAAAGCGTCAGCTAGACAAGTCGTAAAAGTTTGGAGAGACTCTTATGATCTATTTGCAATTCAAGGATGGTTGTTTAATCACGAATCTGAAAGACGAGGCCCAGAGTTTGTTACAAGAAAAATTACAAAAAAAGTTGCTGAAATTAAAAAAGCAATTGAATCAGATCAGCCTTTCGAACCGCTAGAGTTAGGCAACATGGAATCTAAAAGAGATTGGAGTCATGCTGAAGATTTTGTTCACGGAATTTGGTTAATGCTTAATCAAGAATCTCCTAAAGAATATGTTCTAGCTTCTGGCGAAACTCATTCCGTTAAAGAATTTGTAAATATAGCTTTCAAAGAAGCCGAAATTGGAGATCAAACTCTTTTACCAAAATTATGGTGGCGTGGAGAAGGCAAGGAATTAGAACTTTTATACAATGACACTGTTGTTGTAAAAGTTAATCCTAAATTTTATAGACCTGCAGAAGTTGATTTGTTGCTTGGGGATCCTAAAGCTGTCACAAAAGAATTGAAGTGGGAGAAAAAGGTTGACTTTGCCAAATTAGTTTCTAGGATGGTTCAACATGACATTAAAGAAATTAACGCCTCATAAAAAAAGACAAGCTATAATTGCTAAACTAGTCGATATTCCAAAAGATCAAAAAAGATTCTTTTGGGCAAGAGAAATGAAGCTTCTCAAAGATCTAGAATCTAGATATTCTCTAGACTTCTTAGAAATTGTTACTTTTCCTAAAAAGTATGATAGCCTAGCTTACATAGTTTCTAAAGAGTTAAAAGATACGATGGATAGAAAATGGCGCAATTTTAACTTTAAAGTTGACTTATCTAAGTATGATAGATACCCTTTGGGAGAAAAAAGTGGAAAAGATTATGTCCACACAGATCATAAACCAAAAAGCACAAAAGATTTATTTAAATGAGTGATAAAGACGCAGAAATACTAGAAAAGTTCCTAAAAGACAAAAAAGGACACCATTATAACTTTGAGGAATCAATTGATTACAAAGCATCAAGTGGCTCCCTTCAACTTGATCTAAACCTAAATGGAGGTTTTGGCCCAGGATTACATAGATTTGTCGGGATGAATGAGGGCGGTAAGACTTCTGCAGCTTTAGAAGTGATGAAAAATATGTTAAACACTCAAAAAGACGCGAAAGGCTTCTATATTAAGGCTGAGGGTCGCTTATCTAATGAAATGGTGGCTCGTTCTGGTGTAAAATTTGTATACGACGCAAAAGAGTGGGTTGCTGGCACCTGTTTTGTGTTTGAGAGTAATATTTATGAGGTGGTTGTTGATGCAATTAAGACCTTGGTCGAGCAGAATGAAGATAAGAATAAGTATTGCTTTATATTAGACTCAGTAGATGGTCTAATCTCACAACAAGACATAGATAAATCCTTTTACGATTCTAACAAAGTAGCTGGCGGTGCGGTCATCGCAGCCAACTTTATGAAGAGAATGTCCATCTCTCTCGCAAAAAGGGGTCATATGGCCATTTTCATCAGCCAGGTGAGGGCAGACATCAAGTTAGACCCCTACTCCAAGGCTCCCATACGCCAGACGTCAGCAACGGGCGGTAATGCACTTTTGCACTTTGCTAACTATATCATCGAGTTTGAGCCTCGATTTAAGTCTGATATGATATTGCAAGACCCAACGAAGAAACAACCAGACCCCAAGACAAACCCAATTATTGGTCACTGGGCAAAAGCTACCATTAAAAAGTCTCCAAACGAGAAGACAAATAACACAATTCCCTACCCGATCAGATATGGTAAGACTGGAGGCAAGTCCGTTTGGGTAGAGAAGGAGCTCGTCGACTTGCTGTATATGTGGGAGTTTGTTACCAAAAAGGGCGCATGGATAACTATTGGTGAAGAGTTAAAAGAGCTCGTACAGGATGTTGTCCAAGATTTACCAGAAAAAGTCCAGGGAGAAGCTAATTTATTCAAGATGGTTGAAGAAAACGAAGCTCTTTCAGAATTTTTAATTAATTATTTTAAATCTAACATTGGTGAATTAGTTTGAAGTTTCTAACTCTATACGGGAAAGAAAAGCCCTTAAGAAACCCATATAGGTATAAAATTAAATGGAACGGCAAATGTCGTAGTAAATTTCAAGCGGAAGTAAGAAAATACTTATATAAGCATTGGAAATACGATGCTGTATATGAGGAATTTAAGGTTGTAGGGACTCAATTATCCTTAGATTTTTACAATCATACCCAAAAAATTGCAATAGAAGTGCAAGGCGCCCAACACTTGCAATTTGTTAAACATTTTCACAAAACTAGGGGTAATTTTATTAGGCAAATACGCAGGGACAACAAAAAATTGGAATTCTGCGAAATAAATAACATAAAATTAATAGAAATTTATCCAGACGACGAATTATCAGAAGATTTTTTTGAAAAGCTACTTGGTTAGTGTAAATATATCTAATGGATAAGCCAAAATTCAAAGAATTTAAATTGCCAGAAAAGCTAATGGCGCAGCTATATGAACTAAGTGGAGGAGCACAGTGCTACAAAGGCTTTATAATTGCTTATTGCAGTGAGAATGGCACTCCTATAATTTATACAAATTGTGATTCTCAGATCACGGAGTCTGGCTTGATTAAGTCAATTCAAGATTATTTGAATGAATATCACGAAGAAAACTACGAAATTGATTCTAATGATCAATAATGCTTGACATTCTTTGCTTTATACACCAGTGTAGCTAGATATGATATATAGTCTAGAAATAGAAAAGCAGGTTTTAGCTGCCTTTATACAAAAGCCAAAGGTTCTTATAAATTTTATACACCTCATCGGCGAATCAGATTTTTATGATGGCTCATTACTGCACAAGACTATTTTTGCAGTTCTAAAAAGGGCTTGCCAAAAAGATGAAAGCATTGATGATATAGTTTTAGTTCAAAGAATTAAAGACTTAGGAATTAAATTTGAGGAAGACATTTCTCTAGTTGATTATGTAAGATCTCTTTCGATGAGAAGAATCAACTCAGAAAAAAAGATTGAATCATCAATTAAAGAGCTTAAAAAATATAGCGTTCGTAGAGAAATTACTAGGACGGCAAATAATATTGTCGAATCAATGAAAAGTGTATCTACAGACACTTCTTATTTAAAGATCATTGAAAACGCTGATCAAATATATAACGATAAGATTAATTTGTTTGAAGTCGGGGACGATGTCCCGTCAAATATTTACGAAGAGATGGAAGACTTTATTGAGGATCGCGGCAACAACCCAATAGATGAGTTTGGCATGATGGGCCCGCATCCAAAAATTAACGAAATCTATGGGTCTCTTTTGCGCCCAGGAAATATTACCGTTATTGTTGCGCGTTCTGGTGTAGGTAAGACGCAGTTTTGTATGCACTACGCTACTCAAGTTTCATCTAAGTATGATGTTCCAGTTTTACATTTTGATAACGGAGAGATGAGCAAGGAAGAATTAATAATTAGACAATGCGCTTCTATTTCTGGAGTAGCGTCCCACTTGTTAGAAAGTGGCAAGTGGAGGCAGGCTGGGCCAGAGGTTGTATCTAAAGTACGCTCAGTCTGGAGCAAGGTCAAGAAGCTTCAGTTTTATTACTACAACGTCGGTGGTATGGATGTTGACTCCATGATTAACACGCTCAAACGTTTTTACTACTCAAAGGTTGGCCGTGGTAACAAGATGGTATTTTCTTTTGACTACATTAAAACATCTTCAGAAAATGGAGGCAACAAAAGTGAATGGCAAACCGTCGGCGAAATGGTAGATAAGTTTAAGAAGTGTATCCAAAAAGAAATACTAGAAGATGGTAACCCAGTAATCCCGATGATTACATCAGTGCAATCGAACCGCAGTGGTATTACAACTAATCGTCAAAGCGCAAATATTATTGATGATGAGTCTATTGTTTCATTGTCTGATAGAATTACTCAGTTTTGTTCACATATGTTTATACTTCGTCAAAAAACAAACGATGAAGTGGCAGAAGAAGGCAATCAGTTTGGCACTCACAAACTTATTAATGTTAAGGCTAGACATCTTGGCAAAGATATTGCTGGGGCTTGTGAACCAGTTCAAGTTGATGATAATTTAAGAAAGAATTTTATTAATTTATCTTTTAGAAACTTTAACATAACAGAATGTGGAGACTTGCGAGATATCGTAAACTTTAGAAATACAGGTGGAGACTTAAACGAATCTTCATCAAACGAAATACCTTCATTTGATGACTTATAGAGAATCTTTAGATAAGCTAGGTTACCCTCTCCAAGATTGTGGTAATCACTGGCGCACCCGTGCTGTATATAGAAATGGAAAAACAAATACTTCTGTTATTATCTATAAAGACAGTGGTGTATGGAAAGACTTTGGCACAGACAGCCAAGCCAAACCCTTTTCAGCCTTAGTGCAAGAAACACTAAATACAAATGACCCCAAGACGCTAAAAGAATATTTGATTGACGCCCCAGACCAACAATACCAATTAAAACCCAAAGAAGAAAAAATAGAAATGGAAAAAATATATCCCGAATCCTATCTAGATAAACTTTTGCCAATGAAAACTTTCTATGAGAAAAGGGGTATCTCTTCTAAAACCCAAGATAGATTTAAATGTGGTTATGCTGGTGGTGGTAAAATGTATCGTAGAATTGTATTTCCTATTTACGATCTAAATAATCAAATACATGGTTTTTCTGGGCGTAGTGTTACAGATGACAAAAATACTCCTAAATGGAAACACATGGGTCGCAAAACAAATTGGATTTATCCACACCATCTTTCGCACAAAAGTATAGAAGAAAAGGAGGAAGTTATATTAGTAGAAAGTATTGGCGACTGCATGGCTCTTTATGAAGCTGGATACAGCAATGTGTTAATGCTGGCTGGCTTAGATATTTCCGCTAAGATGATCTCCTATCTAAATACATTTGATTTAAAAAGAATTATTATTGCCACAAATAACGACAATAGCAAAGACGTAAACACTGGGGCTTTGGCCTCTGTCAAAATCGCATCAAAGCTGTCGACTGTTTTTGATCTATCCTTGATTAAAATCAATCCCCCCGTTTGCAATGACTTCGGCGACATGTTAGAGAGTGATACGGGCATATTAGAAAATTTTGAACAATGGTATAAACGAAAAGACAAGTGGAGCTTAGATCAAAATACTTTTCAACAATATATTATAAAACAAATCAACAAATACGAGCAGTTGAAAAAAAATGGTCATTGCAAAAAATTAATTAAAATTTTAAATGGAAGTTAAACTATCGGCTAGCCGTATCAAAACGGCGCAATCGTGTAGTTGGATATACTGGAATAAGTATAAACAAAAATTACCCGATACAAATAATGATGGAGCTCGCCGTGGTACAGTGTGCCATAATGTTTTTGAGTTTTTGTCTAAACAAAAAACTAAGACACATTTCAACAAAGTTGTAAAAGCAAAAGACCCATTTGCATCTAAAGCGGTAAAGGAATTAATTATGTCCGACGCTTCTGAGCTTGGTATTACCGATGATGATAATATGAATCTTATCAAAGAAATGATACTTAATGGCTTGAATTGCAACTTTCATGGAGAAGATTTGGGCATACCAGATGAAGCGCATGCTGAGTTAGACTTTGACATAGAACAAAACGGTTATCATATCCGTGGGTTTATTGATCAACTATTTTTATATAAAGATAAAAAGATTGCTATAATACGTGATTACAAAACGAGCAAGAAAATGTTTGAAGGTAAAGAAAAAGAAGACAACCTTCAAGACTATATGTATTCTCTGGCGGTTAAAACTCTTTTTCCAGAATATGTAAATAGAACATCTGAATTTTTATT